CATACCCTGACGGAATAGCCGCCAGAATGCTAATTACGAGCTTCTCGATGTTATCGAGCGCGCTCTGATTATCGTAAATCGCTACGCCTACAGTCATAACTAAATTAACCTTTAGCTTGACATTACCTTTACCCAAGAAGCTCGGCTCTAGGTAGGGAGTGTTCGGGACTATTGCAGCGAATGGAACGATGGGCGACTCTGGGACTGAGTCGTAAGTGTTAGCCGCTACTCCTTGGATCGATGTCTTTAATGGAGTTCGGACACTAGTTAAGATCGAGCTGGCTGTCATTATCCGACCATCGTGTCGACATCGATGTAATTACCCAAGAGGCCTACGACGCGATTTAACAAGCTGCGCCCCATGCGATAGGGACTCGAAGCGAAGTCGAGACCTTCGATCTGACCGCCCGCAGCTGTACGAGACTGGAAGACTTCGATAGATACTGCGTAGATCGCAGACTCGATGGAAGAGTTACCGACATAGAGAGTCGCAGCTGAATAGCCGCTAAGAGTTGCTGTTCCGTTCGGAATGATCTGGCGACGAGTTACATCTGCGCTCGTAAGAGCTGCGGAGAATGAACTGTCTGTAACTACTGTAATAATGTGAGTGGCTGTGAATGGAGCTGGAAGACCAGTTACGACGATCGACTGTCCGACGACGAAAGTGTGAACGCGTCGAGTGTAGAAAATCGCTACATTATCTTTTAATTCGTACTCGATTACAGCCGTCGAGTTCTGAATAAGCAGCGGGAGAATCGCCTGTTCGGCCGTATCTATTATGTCGTTTAGATAATTGTCATCGTAGAGAGAAGAGCTAACGCCTAGGACGGATCGCAGCTGTGAGGCTGTAATAATTGCTGGCATTAGCTCTTCCCTTCTACTACTCGGCTAGCTCGGGAGCGAACTAGCCGATGATTGATTTATTCGGATTACGCCTTGTTATTCTTAAACGCGCCCGCTGCGATCTTGGTCGCGAGTGCGCCGTAACCGTAGTAGCCGACTGTAATCTGGCCAGAAGCGATTACATCTGCGCGTAGGCGGAATGTAGGCCCTTCGTACCATGTGTAAGCGTCTGGGTTAACGACTAGAAGAGTTCCGTCGCCATCGCCCGCGTTAGTTGGATCTACGAATAGATTTAGGCCCGCAACATTACCTACTAGAGAATCTGGACGAACTACACCGCCCGCGTTCTGTGGCTGTGAAGCGTTATAGATCGGACGACCTGAATCGTTAAGAGTCATTAGGTTAGCCCATTGACCAGTCGAAGCGATTAGAGACTTCGCGAATGGAGTAGGAAGTCCCGCGGTAGCTGAGTAAACAGAAGCAGCTCCGCGAGAGATAATTCCAAGTAGCTCGGCAGCTGTTGGATAAGTAGTGGTAGTAGTGCCGTCTGCTGTAGCTCCTGAGATTAGAAGACCATTAACATAAGCATTCTCGGCCTTCGCCTTAGCTGCTGCCATGTTGCGAATTAGTTCATCGAAGAATGCTGGAGAAGTACGATCTAGAAGCTCGACAGAGAATGTCTGCTGTCCAGCGAACTTCTTAACATCTACAGTAATGAAAGCTGCGTTCTGATCTGTTTCTGATGGAGTTCCGTCTTCTGCTGTTACTGCAACAGTAGGAGCTTGGGTAATCTTCGGAATTTCGAAGCTCATGCCCGCGTCTGGAAGAGTTCCGCGAGAAATTGCGTCGATTGATGGACGGATAGTTGTAGACAACCCGTTCACGACCTCGGCCATCTGGCGAGTAGGTACGAGACCCGCGTTATCTGTTGTGTTATCGGCTGCGAGAACATACTGGCGAGCTTGATCGTCGCCCATCGCTGCGCGAATGGTGTTTTCCACATACTTAGCAGCTGTGAACTCTAAGCGTGGCTTGGTGAATGATCCGCCTACGATTGGCTTCGCTGCGGCTGTTGTTGACTGAGCAGCTTCGACCGTCTCGACGGTTTCCGCGTTTGTGACGGTGTTGTCCACTTCGTCTCCTTCTGTTGTTGGTGTTACTTCCTCTTCCACTGTGGAATCGGAAAGTTCTTCGGCTTCTTCGCCTTCTGTTGCAGCTACTTCACTGACGCGAGCTGAGCGAACCGCTGGCTCTGTAACGAGTGCGACGCCAGTTAATTCTCCAGCAAGAACGCGCATAGTTCCGTCTTTCTGCATGATGTAATCATCTACAGCCAGTTCTATCGAGAAGCCGTCGCGTAATCCGCTCATAGCCTCTTCTAAAGCGTCTGAACCCGATGTCGTGTTTACGATCTTAAAGACTGCGTCGATCGAATCTTCGTTTAGTGTCATGTCCATAGTTTTACCGATTGGACGAGTGCGATCGTGTTCTAAATTAAGTTTCACACTAGCTGGAGCGATCGAACCTTTTGCGAAGACGACCTTCCCAGTAGAAGCGTTAGCAGCTTCTTCGAATGCGACGATACGCCCGCTAATAGTGCGAGAGTTAGAATCTGCCGCTGTTATGTTCATTGGTGTAGTGATTTTCATAGAAGTAGATCCTCTTCTTCGCGGATTTCTTCGATCGACATCGCGCCGATTCGATTAAGTATTTCGTAAACTTGCGCGCGCTCGTAAGGATTGCCACGCAAAAAGTCGTCTAGATCGAACTTAACATCTTGTCCTAGTGGAGTGAAATCACTAAGGCTCATTCGTTGCTCGATACATGTCATAAGTGGACGCAGCGAATAATCTACTAATGAACGGCGTTCGCTAACTGCATTCGAATAAGTAAAGCTATTAGGCTCTGCACTTGCGAAGTAAGCTGGAAGACCAGCAGCGCGACATAGTTCGAGAGCCAGGTATCCGCGAGCTTCGTTAAGCTGTAGATTCTTAGGATCATAACCGACAGTCTCGATAGATACATCGCCGTTTAAGAATGTAACAGCTTTAGAAGTACGATTCTTAAATGCCGCGACGAGTGCAGCTACACGATCTTTCGGAAGTGCGACGCCAGAGTTTTTTAGAATTGTCTGCGGATTAGGATTTATCGCGAAGTCATACGCTGTTTTTTCTAACGCCGAAGCTGCGCGAATAGTGCGGCCAGCGCGATTTAAGATTCCTTCGTCGAGTCCAGTAAAGACGACCAGTTCGCTCGGATCGATTACTGTTCCATCGACAGAATAACCGTCGATCTCTGTTCCGTTGCCGTTAGTAGTAACAGTTACACGAAGAGGATCGATTCTTTCCATCGCCTGAATGCGTCCAGTGTCGGCGTAGCGTTGCATAACACGCGCGTATCCGTAACCATAGAACAGAATGTCCTCGGCTAACCACGACCAGAACGCAGAGCCAGCGATTCGCGGATCTGGCTGATTGATAACTCTTGGCTGTTGCATTTTCTCGCCTGTTGCGATGTTGCGAGTGTGCATTTCGAAAGATCCTAAAGTCGTACAGATTATGTTACGGGCGCGAGCTAAAGCTGGAACGCCCATCGCTTCCGTACGAGTAGCGGTCTGATTACCCATAAAGTAATAGCCGCCCAGAGAGTTAAGAGTGTTAACTGGGTACAGCGATTCCGCCGCGTCGATACTGATAGAAGCTGGAGACGCAGCGTTAACCTTCGGAACGAATAGATCGAATAATCCCATGTCGCAATTCTACGAGAGTGCGATACCGCTATCCGACCATGATGTCAAGATCCATCGGTGGGCGTGTCGCGTAATGCGTGACGAGTGCAGTCGCAACCGTCGCGCAGACAGTCGACTGTGAAGCTCTCCGCCCGATAGTCCAGCCACCATCTCCGAACGGAAGTCTCGCAGCTGATAAGATCTGCTTGGATAACTCTGTCTGTTTTGGGTCGTGCCGTAATCTCTTCGATGTAATCGCTCCTAACAATTCGTCGCAAGCTTGGCCATACAGTGCGCCGTCGATGTCTGAGATCGGGATACCCGCTGGAACTAATCGAGCCGCAATAGCCGAAGCCGTACGCTTAGAATAAGCCACTGTCTCGACTGGATACTGCTTTACATAGGGAGCGATGTCGTTAGCGATCGCTTTATCGTCCAAGTTAATAGGGTTATGCCAAGTGTGTAATAGCTTTACGAAGAATCGCTCGTCGTCGATCTGTTGGGCGGCCACTAATGCCGCGTCGCGACGATTCGGGCTAACATCGATACCCAGCCAAGTCGTCTTTTCTGGATCAAGCTCTAAGCCTTCTTCTCCACACTGATTCCATTCTTCGGCTGGGATAGCAGCTGAGATCGTGGCGACCCAGCGACATAAGACTTCCGTCTTTACCACATCTGGCGGATCGTTAAGAACGGCCCGAATGTTATCGATGTGGACTGTGTGGCCTAATGCTGGATTAGCCATCGCCGCACCTTTCCAGAATGCGGGAGTGTCGTCGATCTTCTCGTAGTTCGATGACCATTCATAGTAAGCGATGTCGTCGCCTTTAGCTGCGCTCATTCCGCGCTCGCGTAGAGAATTAAGGACTAGGCTATGTTGGTCTCCCGCGTTACTGAGTGTCCAGAGCTGCGGATTCTTAGCGGCCATCATCGTGTAACGCAGCGAAGCCCATGTCGACTCGTCTTTTAGTTCGCGGGTCTCATCGACGAAGACGGTCTCGGGCTTAGAGATACCGCGAGCAGCTGAGCCGCCAGCTTTAACCATGTACCGACCGCCGCCGAACTCGGATTTAAGCTCGATCTCTTCTGATCCATGCGCCCATCGGATTCGCTTTACTTGTCTGGCTAGGTGTTCGTTCTCTTCGACGATGTTAACGATGTCTCGAAAGGTCTCCAGCGATGTAGTAAGTCGATGAGCTGTTCCGATCTGGAGTCCGTTCTGCCATAAGAAGAGACCAGCTAATGCCCTTACTTTCATGAGCGTAGTCTTACCTTGTTGTCTGGCTACGACGACGCAGACTAGGGGCGAATGCCATCTCCCATCTGGCTTTACGCGATGAGCTTCCATGGCGACGAACTTTTGCCAAGGTAGAAGCGGAAGCTTGATACTTTCGGCGAAGTCGATCAATTCTTGCCCGCGTGACGGTAAATCTACGAGTTTAGAGTGGATTCTGGGAGTCGGAGAGCCTAGATAGAGTCCTGTAGTTCTCTCTAAACCCGATGTAGGCCGATCTAAGCCAGTTTGAGGCTCTTGGTGTCCTTTTGGGTCTTCTGCGTGGCTATTCATGCTTTATCGAGTCGTTTGGTGGTGAAAGAAGACCGCGGGAGAGAGTGGCGCCTCC